TGCCGTGTGCAAGAACGATGACCGCATCTACACCGAGCGAGTCAGGTTCGACGCTGCTGTGGCCGAAAAGTACATCGCTCGCGGCAAACGTCTGGCGCTTGACGATCGTATGCCGCCGCCGATTAGTACCGACCCGTCTTGGTACGAGTGCAAGATGTGTGCAGGCCATGAGTTTTGCCACAAGAGCAAGGTGACCAAGGAGGTGAACTGCCGAACTTGCGCCCACGCAACAGCTAAAGATGACGGTACATGGCTGTGCGAGCAGTATGACCATACGCTGACCTTTGACGAGCAACTGACGGGCTGCTCGGCTCATGTGTTGCATCCCGACCTTGTGCCTTGGAAATATACGCCTGCCGAGCAGGGCGTAGTCTGGCACACGCCACATGGGGATGTTGAAAATAGCCAGACTGCATTTCACTCAACTGAGATCGTGGCAAATGTTCAGGCGTGTGCTAGTGGCGATCCGTTTATTGATGAACTGCGGTCAACAATGGGCGCAAGGGTGGTGGAATGAAAGTTCTTATTGCTTGCGAATATTCAGGTACGGTGCGCGATGCATTTACTCGGCTTGGGCATTGGGCTGTATCTTGCGACATTTTGCCATCTCAAAGTATAGGATGGCATTACATGGGTGATGTGATTGACTGTTTAAATGATGGGTGGGATTTAATGATTGCTCACCCGCCTTGTACGCATCTTGCCGTGTCAGGCGCTAGGCATTTTTATAAAAAAGCAGATTTACAAATTGATGCGTTAGCTTTTGTTCAGGCCTTGATGGATGCGCCAATACCTAAAATATGTATTGAAAATCCTGTCAGTATAATTTCTTCGCGCATACGCAAGCCCGATCAAATTGTGCAACCTTGGCAATTTGGTGATGAGTTTCAAAAAACTACTTGTTTTTGGTTAAAAAATTTACCATTGCTTGTGCCGACTAAAATAGTTGGCAAAGGTGAGTTTATTACTTTTGATAGTGGCAAAAAAATGCCTAAATGGTATTCAAATGCAAAAGGCAAACGTTCTAAAACATTTCAGGGCATAGCTGACGCAATGGCTTTGCAATGGGGTCAATGATGCTTAGACCCTACCAACAGACCGCCATCGACCAACTCTACGGTTGGTTTGAGTCCAACAGCGGCAACCCTTGCCTAGTGCTACCCACTGGCAGCGGCAAGTCCCACATCATTGCCGCCCTTTGCAAAGACGCATTACAGCAATGGCCAGAAACCCGCATTCTTATGCTGACTCATGTCAAAGAACTGATTGAGCAGAACGCCGAAAAGATGCGCCAGCACTGGGCTAATGCGCCTTTAGGAATCTATAGCGCAGGCATAGGCCGCCGTGAGTTAGGCGAATCTATCACCTTTGCAGGCATACAAAGTGTTAGAAATAAACCCGAGCAAATCGGTCATGTGGACATAATCCTTATAGACGAATGCCACTTGGTTTCTCACAAAGACGAAGGTGGCTATCGGACATTGATAACGGAACTCAACATAATTAACCCGAACCTTCGGGTGATAGGATTGACCGCAACTCCGTACAGATTGGGTCACGGTTTAATCACTGACAAGCCTGCCATTTTTGATGCCCTCATAGAGCCTGTCAGCATCGAGCAATTGATCTTCCAAGGCTATCTAGCACCACTGCGATCAAAGCACACCAAGGCCGTTCTAGACGTTACTGGGGTGCATAAAAAAGGAGGCGAATACATCGAGTCAGAATTGCAGGCCGCCGTAGATACCGATGCAAACAATACTGCCGCCGTGTCGGAGATTATGAGCCTGTCCGAGGGTCGAAAAGCGTGGCTGATCTTTTGCGCTGGGGTCAAACACGCCGAGAACATAACAAACATCTTGCAGGCCGAGGGCGTGACCGCTGCTTGCGTAACTGGTGACATGAGCAAAGCGCAACGCGAGCGAATCCTAACCGAGTTTAAAGCAGGCAAAATTCGTGCGCTGACAAACGCCAACGTACTTACAACTGGCTTTGATTATCCTGACATTGACCTAATCGGTATGCTGCGCCCGACCATGAGCGCCAGCCTGTACGTTCAAATGGCAGGTCGAGGGATGCGCCCTAAGTCTGCCGCCAAAGATTGTCTGGTGCTGGACTTTGCGGGTAACGTGAGCCGCCACGGTGCAATTACCAACGTGAAGCCGCCGAGCAAAAAGGGTGACAAAGAGGGTGAAGCGCCGATCAAGCTCTGTCCCGAGTGTAGCGAAATCGTGCATATGTCGGTGCGCGAGTGTCCAGGCTGTGGCTTTGCTTTCCCGCCACCAAAGCCGCCAAAGTTACGACTGTACGATGATGACATCATGGGCAAAGATGGCACAGAGATGCGTGTACGCAGCTGGACATGGCGCAGGCATATAAGCAGGGCTTCGGGCAACGAAATGCTGTCTGTGACGTATTACGGGGCTTTGAGCGACCCGCCGATTACCGAGTACCTAGCGGTGCTGAATCAAGGGTATGCAGGCGAAAAGGCAAACAATTTACTGATGTTGTTGGCGAGGCTTTCGGGTGCGATGCAGATTGTGGACTCTGATGCCAACTGGTTGGATTCGGTTAGCCGAGCCATGAACCAAGCCCGACCACCCGAGATCATTGAGTACAAAAAAGACGGTAAGTTTTTCACACTTATAAAAAGGAAATACGACCATGCGACACAAGAAGCCGATATTACTGATTCAGTACGAGGATCGGATGCGGGAACGCCCTCCACAAGTTTGTCACAACTGCGCCTTTTACCTTAACAATGGCCAGTGCGAGATCCACAAATCCGCGCCGCCCGAGGAGTTTGCAGCGACAGCTGGGGCGTGTGATGAGTGGGAGTTGGAATGCCCATTTTGAGCGAGCATTACGAGCAGGCGCTAGTCATCCAGTTTATGCGCCGCACATACCCTGAGGTGTTGATATTCGCCATCCCAAACGGTGGGCAGCGTAACGCTGCAACTGGCGCACGACTCAAGGCCGAGGGAGTTGTGCCTGGCATCCCTGATCTGTTTATCCCTGCTTGGGGCTTGTTTATCGAGATGAAAACGCTCACAGGCAAGGTGTCGCCTGAGCAAAAAGCGATGATCGAATACTTACAAAGTGTGGGATATTCTGCTATTGTGGCAAAAGGTGCTAACGCTGCGATAGCCGAAATCCAAAGGATAAAAAGTGAAAGAAAATAAAGAAAAGTTTGTCACGGTACGCCTGCCTGAAAGCGTTTTGCTTGAGTTGCAGGCGGTCTGTGAAAGGGAAACTCGCTCGATGAGCGCCCAAATTCTGTACTTTATTAAAAAAGGTTTAGGTAAAAAATAAATTAAATAGTTGTGCTTTTGTGTGATTTTGTAATGTAATATCTGTTTTAGCAGTAAAGCAAACCCAACCTGAAACCAGACCGGAGAATACAAAATGAAAGCAATAAAAATTAACGCAGCAAACGCAGCCGCCATCCAAGCCGCCCTTCTTGCTGTTAACGGCAAATCTTGCACACACACTTTTAACGCCCTTGAAATCATTATTATTGCCGAGGCCGCCGAGGTCAAAACGCTTGGCCTGCTCGGCAACAAGAAAGACGTAATCGGGGCAACGGTGTTTGCAGGCTCGGGTGACAAACTGCCAAACGCTTACAAGTACGGCAGGCACGTCAATCAGATCACGATGCAGCGCCGCGCCAGCGGCTGGTGGTTGGTCTACATTTGTTGTTTCGGAACGATAGATAAAAGCGCCGGAAGCACTAGACTCACTTTGACCCCCGAGCAAGATGCCAAAGCTGTCGCACGTTTCAAAAAATCATATGGAGTCAAACAAGCATGAAATCCACCCAATTAGAACTAACCGACATGGGCAACCGCGCTCTGCTGCGCGAGTTGTCTTGGGAACTGACAGATGCCAAGGTCAAGGAGTTGGTCGAGCAGTACGCGAGCCGCCTGACCACCGATCGGCATGGCGAGTACGTTATCAAAATTGACGGTGCTGACGTTTTGATGTGTGCTACTAAAGTTTATGATTTGTGGATTCAAGGGCATCACGTTGAAAAAATTGTAGTTAACGAGGAGGATGGCAATGAGTAAGCGCAACTGGCCTCACGGCACAGACATGAGCGAACCCAACTGGACAGGTCGCACGGCTCGCCAGATGCGAGATTACAAACGCCCCGATGACCGAATCCCGCCAGTTGCGTGGGTAATCGGCTTGTTGGGGTTGGCGTTGGTGTTTGGCTTTTTCCCTTTGCTCAGTTTGGTGATGCAATGACCCGAGAAGATACCTTTGACGCAATCGAGCGCTTTTGCATCACACCTAAAACATCCCGCGCCATTGCCGAACACTTAGGCCTGCACCCATCCTCGGTGTATGGCTTTCTAAGCGCTTTGCAGCGCCGCAAACGCCTTGAGAAGCGAGGCGATGATAAGCGCAGGGTAATGCCAGCCACGTTCGTTACGCTGCGCTTAAAGGCCGCCATGCCAACAGATAGCGACAACCTTGTTATTGCCCACGCCCACAACCCTTTTGGAATACGAACATGATTTCATCAATTACCGGATTTGAGCGTTTTGCCGTTGCTCAAGATAAAGAGCTTAAACGGCTTCAGGCGCTAGTCAATGAACAGGCCGAGCAGATAGACAGTCTGCAAAAAACTATTGAGGCTCTGGCGACTGCTTGCGAGCAGGCCGCTGAGAAAGAACGTGAGGCCTGTGCTGCGTTGGTCGAAGCCGATGGTCGTGTGCATGAGAAAGCACCCGATGCCGTGTGGAGAAAAACAGTTGCCAAGCTGATCCGTGCGAGGGGCGAACCAAACCCAGCGTTTAAAAACTACCTTGACGATAACTGGGCGGGGATTGTATGAACAAGATTGATTTAATTATTGATGCGTTAATAGTTACAAATTCAACGTTATGGTCAACAAAAATTGACGAAGCTCTTTTTGTCGCTCGTGAGCTGAAAGCAGAACTGACCGAAAATGAGGCTGAGTCCGAGCGTTTACGCAGGGATGCGTTACGTTATCGTTGGCTAAACAAATACACCAGTCAGTTATTTATGGTGACCGAACCTCAGATGAATTTTGAAGTAGACCGCGCAATGTCTGGAGGTGTTTTAAAGTTAAATAAAACACCTTGCGAGTGTATTGATAAATCTTGGTGTGCAACTTTTGACAGGTGCAAAAAAAATGACACTCTCTAACCTCTACCTAGCTGCTGCCGCTAAACTTCGACACAAAGGTCTGCTGCCCGACTCGCGCCCCGCAACGCTCGCAATGTGCGCCCATGACCTTGGTGGACTCGCACCAGTTGGCGAACGTGCGTTACTTGAGAAATTCCTAACCCATGTTGAAAAGAAGATCGATCGCTTTGACCGACCTGCTTACAAACTGTCACCAGCCATGCGTATAGCCGCTGCAAGAGCCGCAGCCCATCAAGGTGTACTCATGGGTGTGGGAGGCTGGTAATGAACATCTGGGACTGGATTTTTATATTTTACTGCGCTGCCGCTTTGGGCGTTGGTGCGCTGTGTTGGTATCGGTGGGCACGACCAAGGCCGCCGACATTCCCGCCCGAATGGCTTTGTGATGGTTGCGGTCAAGTTTGCAGCCAATTGAAAGACGGTCTTTGCGTGTATTGCGACAAGCAATTTACAGACAAGAAATAAGCCGTGCGTATCTCATTTGGCGGTCATCTAAACCGTTTGTACCGCCATTTATTCGCCTAGTCATACCTACTATGTCTTTGGCATCAGCTAACGCATTTAACCCGTTTGTTTGCCAAAACCACCCAGCCGACAATGCCGCCAATTCGACCTCTGCAACTAGATCAGGTTTAATTAACGCCTCATTATCAGCCGATAACGAAAACGCTGCGTAGTTGTCTTTGCCTGTTAACTGGATCAGCCCTCGCCCCCTATACTTCCACCCATCCCCTGATGCCTCGTCACCGTTACCCATGCGGTCAGCGTAAGCACGGTTTGCGATGCGTTCAGGTTGCATGGCGTAGCTCTCGGCAATGCCAGGAGGGAATCGTGTTGGCCAGACGCGAGTGAGCGCCTCGGCTCGGTAATGTAAATCCTCAGAGGTAAACCGCAGGCCGCCCGACTCATGCCCGACTTGAGCAAGAAACCCTGCCACTCTGTTTGGTGTATTTATATCAAAATTACTACAGGTATAGCGCAGCGATACGCACCACTTTTCAGCCATTGCTGGTGTGCAGGTTTGTGATGCAAC